GTAGTATTCTTGCGGAAGATGCCATCAAAGCTGCGGTGGCAGACTACAGATCAAAACATGATAACACTAACTGAAGTTGCAGCCAACAAAGTTAAACGAAGCATAGAGCGCCGGGGTCACGGCACAGGTATTCGCCTTGGCGTAAAAACTACTGGCTGCAGTGGACTAGCATATGTGTTAGAATTTGTTGACTCTGTAAATTTCTCCGAAGATACTGAAATTACCTCCAATGGTGTCACAGTAGTGATAGATCCCAAATCCTTGGTGTATATGCAGGGACTGGTGGTTGATTATGTTCGAAATGGACTCAATGAAGGATTTGAGTTTAGGAATCCCAACGAGCGTGATCGGTGCGGTTGTGGAGAAAGTTTTAGAGTCTAATTCAGGCAAACCCCACTCTTGCAACCTGATCAAAGTTGTGTTATAATCAAACTACGAACATGAACGAACTTACCCAACTAGACCAACTGCAAGAACAAATCAACAAGCATGAAACAAAAATACATTGATCTATACATGGATTGGGCAAAACGCACTGCAGAACTGAGTCATGCCAAGCGGCTGCAAGTAGGTGCAGTGATTGTAAAGGATGATACTATGATCAGCTATGGCTACAACGGTATGCCTGCTGGTTGGGACAACGATTGCGAATACACTGTAGATGATGCAATGGGATATGATACCGGTAAGACCAAACCCGAAGTGTTGCATGCAGAACGAAATGCATTAGACAAATTAGCTAAAAGAGGCGGAGTAGGCGGCGCAGATGCTTCTATGTTTATTACTCATGCTCCGTGTCTCGAGTGCGCTAAAAGCATATACGGTGCTGGAATCAAAAACGTATATTTTAGGCAACAATATAGGTCAGACGACGGTGTTGAATTTTTAAAAAAATGTAGCGTAAATGTAAGTCAGCTTGATAAATAAAGTGCAACATGCAGAAGCACTTTATGAAACACATACATCATATTATTCCTAAACACATGGGCGGAACAGATGACCCATCTAATCTAATAGAGTTAACGGTTGAAGAACATTCTCAAGCACACCTAACGCTTTATGAACAGCACAGAAAAAAAGAAGACTTGTGTGCTTATTACATGTTGTCCGGAAAAGCCCAGGATCCTGAATTTAGAAAAATATATGCATCGATTGGCGGAAAAGCATTAGCAAAGAAAAGAAAAGAGTTGGGTATAAAATGGGGGTTTGCATTGATGAATCCCGATGAACTTTTTGATATGCAATCAAAAAACGGAAAACTGCAAGGCAAGAGAAATGCCGAATCTGGCCATATTCAAAAAATACAGAAACTAAGTGATCCAGCGGCTGCTGGCAGAAAAGGTGGTAGCACTACTATCAGCAGAGGTAAAGGTTCTTTTGCTGATCCAGAGGAGAGGTTAAAATCGGCATCCAAAGGCGGCAAAACACAAGGCAAACGAAATGCCGAATCTGGACACTTAAAAAGAATTGCTCAATTACCTAACAGTAGATCTAAAGGAAAACAGTGGATTACAAATGGCTTTGAAAACAAGATGATTACAAAAGGATCCACGATACCAGATGGATTCATTGCAGGAAAAATACAGAAACCAACAACATGATAACGTCTAAATACAATTATACCCCACTAGACCGAACCACCATTGACAGCAAGCGACATTACTGTTTGCCTGATGGCAGCAAAGTGCCCAGTGTGACCACTATTCTGGACAAAACAAAGTCCGAAGAATCCCGACTAGCCTTAGCTAATTGGCGCAAGGCAGTAGGTGAACAGCGTGCTCAACAGATTACCACAGAAGCTGCCAACCGCGGCACACGCATGCACAAGTATCTTGAAGAATATGTGCTGACGTCAGACATGAAACCTTTGCCCAGCAATCCATTTGCTCACCCCAGTTGGTTTATGGCAGCGCAGGTGATTCTCCAAGGCTTGCCTAATGTAGACGAATTTTGGGGAGTAGAAGTACCAGTGTACTACAGTGGACTCTACGCAGGTACAACAGACTGCCTGGGGCTCTGGAAGGGTAAGCCTGCAATCATGGACTTTAAACAAAGCAACAAAGTTAAAAAGCGCGAATACATTGAAGACTATTTCATGCAACTGGCTGCGTATGCTGCTGCACACAACGAAACACACGGTACTAATATTGAAACTGGTGTTATTTTAATGGCTGTGCAGCCTAAATTACTAGAGGATGGGTCATACAGTACCCCGCAATACCTGGAGTTTGTGGTAGAAGACGAAGAGTTTGCACACTGGAGTAATCAGTGGATGAAACGTGTAGAACTATACTATCAAACACGCTAAATACTGTATAGACTTCAAGGATTCATACCGTGGCAATTGTACAAATATCAAGAATTACTCAACGCAAAGGCCTAGCAGCCGATTTGCCTCAACCACTGGCTGGAGCCGAACTAGGCTGGGCCACTGATGACCGTAGACTGTTCATCGGTAATGGCACACTAGAAGACGGTGCACCCATAGTAGGTAACACTGAAGTGCTTACAGAGTTCAGTGATATTCTTAGCTTTGCTACTCAATATACCTACCAAGGACAGTCAGCAGGATACTCTGCACAAACTGGAGCAACACCAGGTGATCCTGTTGCACAAAGTATTCAAAGTCGACTAGACAGCATTGCAGTAATTACTGACTTTGGTGCAACAGGCGATGGTGTAACTGATGTTACTGCTAATATCAACCGAGCACTATTCCAGATATTTTGTCGAAGTGTTAACCCAGCAGCACGCCGCAGTATCTATTTTCCTGCTGGCACTTATATTATTTCTAACACGTTGAACATTCCGCCTAACTGTCAGATATACGGCGACGGGCCAGACAGCAGCATCATTAGCTTTAATATACAGGACTGGATTAGCAGTATTTCTTATCCAGCAGGAGTGTTAGTATACAACACGTCCACAACTCTTTACTACAGATCTAACTTTGTGGTTCCAGTAGACACTGCTATTGGCGCAACCAACATAGATGGAGATCCTTATTGGACTGCTGAAAGTTTGCCTGAATACATGGTGCAGACTGCCGACAGTTTACAACAGACCGGAGTTAACATTGGAACCAACGGTGCTGCATTGCCGGGCAACCTGGAAATGTATAGCATAAAGTTTTTGTCCAACCGTGTGAACAATGGTATATTGATTGAGTACGCAGATAGATGTGCGTTTGACTCAGTGACCATTCAAGGACCGCTAACCCAGGTTGATCTAGTTGATGCAGGTGACGATGTTGCTGCCATCAGATGGAGCAGCTCATTGAGTGCAGTGTGCCGAAATGTAACCTGGACCAACTGTAAGTTTTCAGGATTCAGCTATGCCACAGACACACCACAGCAGATTCAAGGAGTGACGTTTAGCGCTTGTGACTTTGATACATTGCATCAGGGCATTGTGCTAGGCAGTGCTTCGCCTGTAAACGGTGGCGCAACTGGAGTTCGTATTGTACACAACACATTTGACAACGTTCACTCCCAGGGTGTTATTATCAATAACGTGAGTCTCAATGCCACTGCTTTCAATACCTTCTATGATGTGGGCAATGGTTTCAATGGTTACACATTCCCAGCTAGTAGCATTATTAGTATATCAGCTGAAAACAACATCAGTGTTGGCGATATGTTTGGTCGTAACACTTCTCAAAGTGCAACTTATCCTAGAATCAATCTAACTAACACCAACAGTATTGCTATGGGCATGACTGTGAGTGGTGTTACATTTTATCAGAATGATGTACAAGACAACACCATTGCCAATCAGTTGTCATTGGGAACATATAATCGCACAGCAGGTATATCCGATGTGGTAGCTGGCGCTGGCGCAACAGCTAGTTTGTTTGTAGTTACTGCTGGCTTGTTGACTACTCCGGCATTCAAAGTAGACTACACAATACTACGAAATAATTTTTATCGAACTGGCACTATGACAGTTGTAAGCGGTCAAACTGGTACCGCAGGCACTGGGTTTTGTTATTCAGATGACTATGTAGACAACGGCAATATTGCAGTTACAATGGTAGCCACTCACAACCTTAGCACAATCGACCCTTTGATCACTGTTTCTTACACAGCAGCAGGTGCAGGCAACGGCACGATTCAATACAGCGTTTCACGTCTAAACTAATGTGGCCACAAACTTTCCCCGAGCGCTTGCGAGCTTGGGCAGAGCTAAGAGCACAAGCGCAATCTCTTCCTTTAGAACAAGCTCTCAGCACTGTTAATTCTTGGTGGTTCTGTGCACCTTGGTGCCCATACCATTTGCACTGGGATGACCAAGACACTTGGCCAGATCCTTGGCAATTATTAGACGATAATATGTATTGTTCTCTTGCTCGTAGCTTGGGAATCATGTATACTATTATTATGCTAGAAAGACCAGATTTACAAGATGCTGTCATTATAGAGTCCGACAGCGATAATTTAGTCCTGGTGTGTCAAAAGAAATATATATTAAATTGGGACGCTGGCACTGTCGTAAATACCAGCCCAGAGATAATAAAATCTCGGCGTCAAGTATCGCAAGATACAATCAAACAACAACTAAGGTAAGAATGAAGCCAATTATAGTATTAAAACGAGACGGTACTCGTGAGCCACTTTCGCTGGAAAAGTGGCAAACACAGATTGCAAAAGTTTGTGCGGGAATAGCAGATGTTTCCCAGAGCATGATCGAAATCAAAGCACAATTACACTTTTATGACGGTATTACTACTAGTGAAATTGACGGTATTACTCTACGTGCAATAGTAGACTTGATTGATGTGGAATCTAATCCTGGCGTAGGGCATACAAACTATCAGTACGTGGCTGGCAAGCAACGATTAAGCATGCTGCGTAAAGATGTGTATGGAAATTACAATCCACCACACTTGTACGAGATTGTTAAGAAAAACGTAAAGACTGGTCTTTACACCACTGAGCTGCTGCAGTGGTACACCGAAGATGACTGGAATCGTATGAACGACATGTTAGATCATGATAAAGATGAACAGTACTCATACGCTGCAATTGAACAGTTAATTGAAAAGTACTTGGTAAAGAATCGTTCTACCAAAGAGATTTACGAAACACCGCAGATTCGTTACATGATAGCGGCTGCTACTGCGATGCACAAAGAAGAGCCCAACTCAGCTCGAATGAGATTTATCAAGGAGTATTATAATGCTGCTAGCGATGGTTTGTTCACTCTTGCTACACCTGTTCTTGCTGGCCTCGGTACTCCTACTAAGCAGTTCAGCAGTTGTGTTCTTATTCGCAGCGACGATGACCTTGACTCTATTTTTGCATCTGGGGAAATGATGGCCAAGTATGCTAGTAAACGTGCTGGCATTGGTTTAGAAATTGGTCGACTGCGTCCTTTAGGATCACCTATTCGGGGCGGAGAGATTATGCACACAGGTATGATTCCATTCTTAAAGAAGTGGTTCGGCGACTTGCGTAGTTGTTCACAAGGTGGGATTCGTAATGCTAGTGCTACAGTGTTTTATCCTATTTGGCATCATCAGTTTGATGATCTTATTGTACTTAAAAATAACCAAGGCACTGAAGAAACTCGAGTCCGACATATGGATTACGGAGTGGTTCTTTCTGCCTTCTTCTGGAGACGGTTCAAGAACAAAGAACAAATAACGTTCTTTGACCCAAACGAAGTACCTGACTTGTACGAAGCATTTTACAGCAACACTGAAAAGTTTGAAGAACTGTATGTCAAGTACGAGAAAAAATCTGGCCTGCGCAAGAAAACGATGTCCGCTGATGAAGTGTTCAAGGGTGGTATTTTGAAGGAACGCACAGACACAGGACGAATCTATCTTGTATTCATTGACAATGTAATGAACCAAGGTCCGTTTGATCCTGAGTATGACACAATTTATCAAAGCAACTTGTGCTGTGAAATTTTGTTGCCCACCAAGAGTTTCAAACGCCTGGATCCAACACGAAAGACAGTTCGTGTTAAAAAAGATAAGGTAGATGAGTTTATGAAAAACAAGTCTAATGATATAGTTAAGATCAGAAAGATATCATAGTTAAACGTGCCTAAAGTACATAGTAATGATAAATAACTACAATGTACTTTAGGAATAATAAATGACTTTTACACCCACGTGGCTAATGATTAAGAAACATAAAATTACTGGATTGAAATATCTTTGTAAAACTACCGGAAAAGACCCTATAAAATATCTAGGGTCTGGTACTTATTGGAAAAGGCATCTTAAAGAACACGGCACCGAAGTTGAAACAGTATGGTGTCAATTATTTGAGAACAAAGACCAGATATATCAATTTGCTATTAATTTTAGCAAAGAAAATAATATTGTAAATGCTAGGAACACAGACGGTGAAAGAATTTGGGCAAACCTAATTGAAGAAAACGGCATTGATGGTGGCGGCAATAAAAATCTTCCAATGTCTGCTGAACAAAAAGCAAAACTAACAGATACTTGGGAAATTACTACTCCAACCGGCGAACATTTAATTTTAGAAAATATGTTAGAATTTTGTCGAAATAATGGATTAAATGCTAGTGCAATGAGTGCTGTAGCAAGAGGCAATAGAGGACACTATAAAGGATATAAGTGTCGTAAACTTACTAACAACAGAAATGTTATATATGAGTTTAAGGAAAAACAATATCTAACAGATAGTGAAAAAAGTAAAATAAACAGTGATGGCGTAAAAAAAGCAAAAAGAGCCAATGCTGCCCCAAAAATAAAATATAATGATGTTACATATAACACATTAGTTGAGGCAATAGATGCAACTGGAATAAGTAGACATCTTTTGATAAAACATGGCAAACTTTTAAGAAATAACTAGGATGAACAATGAACGCATTATATGAAGAGATAGAATGTCTACCGGAAGAACTAGATGACGAATACGAGTATTATGAAATTGATGAAGCCGAGGGCAGAGTGTCCCTGTGCACTCTCGGCTC